ATGGTAATATAACATTTTATCCGATCAATCAGGAAAAAACGATAACAACATGGGAAGACGGTAATCCGGGAGCATCATCTATTTTTACACCTTTTAACATTTCAAACGCCGATTTTATCAGCATAAAAAATAATTAAAAAATGTAAAATCAACAGGCGTGCTTACTCTTACGAGGTTGTTTCTTAACGCCGATTGTCTTACTTAACCCTGTCTTTTTGTTTCCACAGGTGAAAGACGATGCTTGAAACTGAAACTCTACTGGTCTTGTTTGGTTATGTATCCAACATTCAGTTAAGTTCAGTATATTTATAGCAGAATTCTTATCCCTTGTTCTAAATACGACATTTTTGTTTTCGCAACTCACGCAGTTAGAACAAGTAAATAATCTGTAAATTTCTCCTCCATTTTTATCTTTGTAATGTTTCAAATCTTTTCTACATTCACAGCATTTTTGAGATGTATAAAATTCATTAATAGTTATTGTATCATACTTTTTATGAATTAGTTTCCTTAATCCTTTATTCATTGTATATTTCATTTGTGAAGACCTACTCCAATTTCCATAACCAATAAGTATATTTTCTCCAAATGTTTCCTTTATTTTATTCAAAAATGTATCAATACTTTTCTTACCATAACTATATTGACGAAATTTCATTTTTCTCCAAACTTCTTTCTTATAAAATTCTATGGTTTCTTTATTTAACTTATCTTTTTCTACAAGATACACTTTGAATTTATCATAATTAACAGATTTGCTATTTTGTATTGATAATCTTGTTTCTTTTTCAATAATTTTATGTTTATTCTTTTCTTGTACTAATATTCGTTGATTTCGTTTTCCATAACTTTCTATTTTTCTTTGTGATGCAGTATATTCTAATTTGTTTCCTTTTTTATCCATCATATACACTAATGAATGCTTACCAGGATCGCAACCAACTATATTTCTGTCTTTCAATGTATCTTGCTTTAAAAATATGATCTCTTGGGTCATACAACTGAAACTTATAGTTTAAATTATATTGCGTCATTTATAATATTAAATAAATAAAAAATGACAAAAAAAATAAATAGTTTATTTATTTTTGTACATGATATAATTATTCAGTATTTAAAAATAAAATTGATTAAAAAAATACTTATTTGAAATGGATTTAAACATTAAAATAGAATTAAATAAATGAAAGTGCTTATATTTGATACAGAAACTACAGGTTTACCTAAAACCAAAATAATAAGTCAAGAAACTCTAGAAAAATGGCCACATATTCTTCAATTTAGTTTTATCATGTTTGATACAGATAAAAGTAGTATAAAATCCAAAGATTTTATTATTAAATTACCTGATAATATAGAAATATCACAAGAATCTACTAATATTCATGGAATTACAACAGAAATTTCAAATGAAAAAGGTGTAGATATTACTATTTCAATTAATTCTTTCTTTGAGTATTTAGAAGAAGCCGAACTATTAGTAGGTCATAATATTTCGTTTGATATAAATATGATTTATATTGAGCTGCTTCGAATAATTTACAATAAAGAATATTCTCAAAAAGATATATTTGATTTTAAAACAAATTTACATAAAATAACAAATTATAAAAATATTTATTGTACAATGCAAGAAACAATTGATTTATGTTCTATAAAAAAAGTAAACAAAAAAGGTGAAGAATTTAATAAATTTCCCAAATTAACAGAATTACATGAAAAGTTATTTGACACTATTCCAAAAAATCTACATAATTCATTTGTAGATATTTTAGTAACATTGAGATGTTTTATGCAACTCAAGTGGGAAATAGATTTGTTAGAAAGTTGCGATAATTATATTAATTTAGTGACTGGATTAGAAGTATATTAAATTTCATTTGTCCTGTATTTTATTATAATATATATATATTACTCTGGCGTTGGAGCAAAAAAAATGGTAAACATAGTGTAAAATAATTTTTAGATATAATGAATAAAAATTTTAATATAGAATGTTCTCAATACGTACATGAATTAACTTATAAACCATGTATTGAATACAAAAAAATGAATCTCAAAATAAAAAATAAATCATTACTTGAGTACTATAAAAATACAAACAATAAAACTACAAAAAAAATTAAAAAATTTTAATAAGTGTATGAAATCTAAATTAAATAATACAAAAAAAATAAAATGTAATGTAGAACAATACATTTTATTTAGTGGCGCTGAAAAACAATATTTTTTTAAGCAGAACAAGATTCACATATTTCATCTTCTTTATTCTCTCTTTTTTCTTCCGGTTCAATAGTAAATTGTTGTGCTTGATGTTTTGCTTTTCTTCTCAAATAATAAATGCCAGTTTTTAAACCTTTTTTCCAAGAATAAAAATGCATAGAAGTCAATGTATTATAAGTTGGATCTTCCAACCATAAATTTAAACTTTGACTTTGACAAATAAAAGCACCTCTATCCGCAGACATATCTATCAAATGTTTCATTGGCATTTCCCAAACAATTTTATATTTATTTTTTAAATGTTCTGGTATTATATCCAATTGTTGTATAGAACCTTTATTAAGAATAATATTATTTTTTATATTTTCATTCCATAAACCTAAATCAATTAGTTCACGCATCAAATACTTATTTACTACTACAAATTCACCTGCTAAAGTGCGCCTTGAATATAAATTACTTGTTAATGGTTCAAAACATTCATTATACCCAAGTATTTGTGATGTAGATGCAGTTGGCATAGGTGCAACAAGTAGTGAATTTCTTAATCCATATTTAATAATAGATTCTTTTAAATTGGACCAATCATAACGATTTGGAGTAGGTTCTGTTGACCACATATCAAATTGAAGAATACCTTTGGATGCTGGCGAACCTTCAAAAGAACTATATGCTCCAAATAAATCTTCATTGTCTGACATGAATCTTACATCATAATCGTATTCATTTGAAATTATTTCCCACATATCTTTAATTTCATTAGAATAAAATTCCCGTTTAACTATTTTTGCTCTTTTAATCGCTATTTCATTACTCTTTTCAAGAGATGCGTGATATATTGTTTCAAAAATTAATTTATTTACTTCTTTTGCCTCATCTGAATGAAATGGCATATCCATTAAAATAAACGTGTCTGCTAATCCTTGTACACCAATACCAATTGGTCTATGTTTTAAATTACTGACTCTTGTTTTTTCAGTTGGATAATAATTTATATCAATTACTTTATTCAAATTATTTGTTATTACTTTTGTGACTTCATGTAACTTATCATAATCAAACTCTTTGGTTTCTACATTGACAAAAGAAGGCAGCCCGATAGAGGCCAAATTACATACTGCTGTTTCTTTATCGTCTGAGTATTGAATAATTTCTGTGCAAAGGTTAGAGCTTTTAATAGTTCCCAAATTTTGTTGATTTGATTTCATGTTACATGCATCTTTATATAAAATGTATGGTGTGCCAGTTTCCATTTGCGCATCTAATATTTTAAACCATAAATCACGTGCATTAACTACTTTCTTAATATTTCCAGACAATTCATAATTTTCATAAAGTTCTTTAAATTTGTCGCTATATACATCTGCCAATCCAGGACATTCATGTGGGCACATTAAACTCCATTTGCCGTTTTCTTTTACTCGTTCCATGAAAAGGTCTGGTACCCAAAGAGCATAAAAAAGGTCACGTGCTTTTAATTCTTCATCCCCATGATTTTTACGAAGTTCTAAAAAATCTTCAACATCTGCATGCCATGGTTCCAAGTAGATGGCAAAAGAACCATTTCGTTTACCTCCTTGATCAATGTATCGTGCAGTATTATTAAAAACTCTTAACATAGGAACAAGACCAGTAGAAAGACCATTTGTTCCTTGGATTAAAGTACCCTTTGCACGAACATTATGAACATGCAAACCAATGCCTCCAGCCCATTTTGAAATACGGGCACAATCATGTAAAGTATTAAAAATACCATCTAAACTATCTTCTTCCATAGCAATTAAGTAACAACTTGATAATTGAGGGCGAGGTGTTCCAGCATTAAAAAGAGTAGGTGTAGCATGTGTAAAATATTTTTGTGACATTAAATCATATGTTTCTTTAACAAGTGAAATTGATTCAGGATTATAAATGTCGCCATGAATTCCAATAGCAACACGCATCCACATATGTTGAGGTCTTTCAATAACTTTATTATTAACTTTAAATAAATATGCTCTCTCTAATGTTTTAAATCCAAAGTAATCAATTAGATAATCTCTGTCATAATCTATCATTTCTTCAATTTCAGTTGCATATTTTATTGTAAAGTTCCATAATTTATCTGATATAAGTGGTTTATTTTCTTCTTTTAAATTTTTAAAATCGTATAATTCTGACATTGTATCAAAAAATATTTCACTCGTATTTTTTTGATGATTAGAAATAATAATACGTCCAGCTAATACCCCATAATCGGGATGATTTGTTGACATAGCAGCACATTGTTCTGCGGCTAATTCATCAATTTTTCCAGTAGGAATAGTATCATATAATTGATCAATTACTTTCATAACAAGAGAAGAATAATTGATTTGTATTCCAACTTCTAATCCTAGTTTTTTAACTCTCTCTAGAATTTTATCGAATGATACTTCCTGTTGATTACCATTTCGTTTTGTTACACGCATTTCTTGAGAATTTTCCATATTATATAATTTTGCAAATATAGTTTTAAACCTTTTTTATATAAATTTAGTAAAATAATTATTATTTATGTAAAATTTATAATTTATAAAATGTCTTGTCAGTGTTATTGCGGTGAAGGAGAAACTTGTTGTGATGGTGATCTAAATTGTTGTAACACAATTACACCTATTAGTGGAGGAGTATGTTATTATTGTCCTACTTCAAATTGTAATGATTGTTATATCTATAATGATTGTGGTAAAACTGCAATAAACTTTGTGGTTGCAAACATTAAAAGATTATTATTTATAGGTTAAAAAAAGATTCATATAAAATATTTATACATTATATATGAAACAATATATTTTTCTATTTCTTATTTTAGTATTAGCTCTAGGAATACCCGTTTTTATGAATATGAAAAATCCAATGCAAATGCTTGAAAGTTTTTTTAATTTAGGAGGTGCTATGGGAAAATATCCTTATGCGCAATCATCTCTACTAGTTCAAGATACTTATCCTGCAATAGGAAAAAATCAAATATCAAATGATGGTGCATCTAACATATGGAAAGAATATCCAACCTTTCAATTAGGATCATATGATCAAATAACAAATAATATTCGTTATCCTATAAATCCAGATGAAGGAACCTGTATGCCTGCATCCATGTGTAATGCTTTGTATGATAATAAAGTAACAGGAAATAATTATGTGACTCCTTTGCCTCCTGTAAATATTCTAGCAAAAGGTACTCGTGTAAATTATTATGATACAGATGTAAATTTATCGTCATACAGAACAGATATGCCTAATATTTTGTATTAATATTTTTGTCATATTTTTTTTCTGATTTTATAATTGTATTGATATCATGCCAATTTTTATTTCTTATTTTA